GTGGCCATCGCGCACGCCGTGGGCGGCATTGGAACGAGCTACGAAAACGGAGGCGGCAGACCTGGAGCGGGCGATGTGGTGTGCCGTGCGGCTGAAGGTGGCGGAGCGCCTGCAGTATTACCAGAAAACGAATGTGCGGCCAGGTCAACGCGAGGAGGCTCGGCGCGTGTGCGAGCTGATCGGTTTGGATTGTAACGGGCTGCTGGCCGAAGCGGCGGTGGCGGTGCCGGAGCCGAAGAGCTGGACGAAGGCGGCGCCGAAGCCGAAGGCGGCGGCGAAGAAGGCGAAGAACCGTAAGAAGAGCTGAATGGGACTGACAGGATCATTAGAACGGGAGAAGACCGATGGCGAAGAAGAAGGCTGAATGTGTTGAGTGCGGAAAGCTCCGAACGATTATGGGGCGGGGCTTGTGCGGCACGTGTTACGGCAAACCGGAGGTGAAGGCTAAGCATCCATCGAAGTGGGCTGGGACGGGGAAGAAGGCTGCGCGGCCGGCGGCATCGATGGCTAAGGGAGTGACGGCGACCAGGCGGTCGCGGCTGCCCCGGTTGATCCAGGGTTTGATCGAGGAGCTGGTGTCGCTGGCCGAGGACTCGGCGAAGGAGGCTGACGAGTGCGTGAAGATCGTCGAGGGCTACGCCGACCGCGTGCGCCGGTTGCGACTGGCGTTTCTGAAGCTGCGGGACCGGACGTCGAAGGTGGGGGATCGGTTCGGGGGGGCTGATGAGGAGGCTGTGAAATGATCAGATGTGAAGTGGATGCGGAGGTTCTGGCTGCGAGGTTGGGGCGTGCCTGCTCGATGTTGGTGCAGAGTGCGCCGGGTGACGTGCGGCTGCAGGTGGAGTGTGACGTGTGCGGCGGGCTGGTGGTGTGTGAACGGCCGCAACGTTGCAGGAGAGCCCGCGAGATGACGTATGAATGCAGGTGCGGGCAGCGCGTGAGGGTGCTGTGGTCGAGGCCGGAGCGGGCAGGCAAGCGGCGGCCACGCACCCGTCTTTCACGATCGGCCCAGGTGCTGCGACGACTGGAGTGGCTGGCCGTGGTACGGGATTACCTGGAGTTGCGTGGCCCGACGACGGCCGGGGAGTTGGGGGAGGTAGTGAGTGATTATTTCGCCCATGCACGCAGCGCCCGGGTAAACGTGAGGATGGCACTGCACAGGGCTGAATGGGCGGAGGTGGTGAGCCGCAAGCCGCTGCGGTTTGGGATACGCGAAGACGCGCACGAGGAGACGCGCAGAGGGGGTGAGTGGCCGGGATCAGCAGGTGGGGGCATGATACGATGACTGAGACAATGGAAGCCGGCGATGACTGAGACGATTACACTGAGGCCCTACCAGCAGGAGGCGGTGGAGTCGGTTTACCGGCACTTGCGTGAGCGGGACGACAATCCGTGCGTGGTGATCCCGACGGCGGGCGGAAAGACGCCGGTGATGGCGTCGATTTGCCGCGATGCGGTCACGAAATGGAATGGCCGCGTCCTGGTGCTGGCCCACGTCAAGGAGCTGCTGGAGCAGGCTGTTGAGAAGCTGCACGTGATGGCGCCCGACCTGTGGAACAGGATCGGCGTATATTCGGCGGGGCTTCGCTGTCGCGACACGGAGCATCCGATCATCGTGGCGGGGATTCAGTCGGTGTACCAACGGGCGGCCGAGCTCGATGCATTCGATCTGATCATCGTGGACGAGTGCCACCTTCTTCCTCCGGACGGCGAGGGACGGTATCGGACCTTCCTGGCGGAGGCGAAGCTGGTCAATCCCAACGTTCGGCTGATCGGGCTGACGGCGACGCCGTTTCGGATGACGACGGGCCTGATCTGCGGGCCTGGTAACCTGTTGAATCACGTGTGCTACGAAGTAGGCGTGCGCGAGCTGATGGTGCAGGGGTACTTGTGCCGGCTGCGCAGCAAGGCCGGCGTGCGAAAGGTGGACACGTCGAACCTGCACGTGCGAGGCGGGGAGTTCGTTGCGGGGGAGGTGGAGGAGCTGGTGGATCAGGATGACGTGGTGGTGCCGGCGTGCCGGGAGATCGTGGAGCTGACGGCGGAGCGGCGCTCGGTGCTGGTGTTCGCGGCGAGCGTGGCTCACGCGCTGCACGTGCAGGCCGAGCTGGAGGAGCTGGGCGAGAAGTGCGGACTGGTGACGGGCGAGACACCGAGGGGCGAGAGGGCGGAAACGCTGAAGGCTTTCAAGGCCGGCGGCTTGAAGTACCTGGTGAACGTGAACGTTCTGACGACGGGCTTCGACGCGCCAAACATCGACTGCGTGGCATTGCTGCGCCCGACGATGTCGCCGGGCCTCTACTACCAGATGGTCGGCAGGGGCTTCCGGCTGCATCCCGGGAAGGCGGATTGCATGGTGTTGGACTTCGCTGGAAACATCCTGCGGCACGGGCCGGTGGATGCGTTGCAGGTGCATCAGCCGGGCACCGCGGGCAACGGTGAGGCACCGGCGAAGGAATGCCCGGAGTGTCATGCGGTGATTCACGCGGCTTACGCCGTGTGCCCGGAATGCGGGTATGAGTTTCCGCCGCCGGAGCGAAAGAAGCATGATCGCACTGCTTCGACCGAGGGCGTGGTTACCGGGGAGGTGACAGAGGAGGAGTGGGAGGTGTCGGACGTGTGGTACGACGTGCACACGAAGCGCGGGGCGGATGCGAATCACCCGAAGTCGATGAAGGTGACGTATTGGAACGGGCTGAGCTCGGTGTGCGAGTGGATTTGCGTGGAGCACAGTGGTTTCGCGCGGGAGAAGGCGGTGCGGTGGTGGCGGGAGCGTAGCGATGATCCTGTGCCGTCGACGGCAGCGGAGGCGGTGGCGTTGTGCGAGGCGGGGCAGGTGGCGAAGACGTTCAAGATCACGGTGCGGCGGGTTGCCGGCGAGCGGTTCGAGCGGATCGTGAATTACGAGCTGGGCGACAAGCCGGCGCCGCTTGGCGATGCGTGGGAGCCTGAGGAGGAGCAGGCGACAGTGACGGACGCACGGGATGCATGGCTGTGTGAGCTGGATGAGGATGATTCGATTCCGTTCTGAGGAGGGCGGTTGGCCCAAGCACTGAAGACGATGAAAGGAGAGCCTGCAGGGCAATGACTACGACTATCATCGATGCTGAATTTCATGCGTTGATCCCGCCGCTGGTGGCTCACGAGTTGGCTCAGTTGGAGGAGAACCTTCTGCGTGATGGGTGCCTCGATCCGCTGATCGTCTGGCAGGAGCAGAACATCCTGCTGGACGGCCACAACCGCAAGGCCATCTGCGATAAGTACGGGATCGATTACGAGACGAGAGGGCTGAGCCTGCCGGATCGTGAGATGGCGAAACGCTGGATCATCGAGCATCAGTTCGGAAGGCGGAACCTCACGCCCTACCAGCGATCCGAATTGGCCCTGAAGCTCAAGCCGCTGATCGCAAAGAAGGCGAAGGAAAAGCAGCGTGAATCGGGAGGAGCGGTTCCGCAGAAATCTGCAAAACCGCCCGTAGACACACGTGCCGAAGTTGCCCGCCTCGCCGGCGTGTCGCACGACACGATCGCTAAGGCGGAGTTCATCGGGCGCCACGGCGACGACCAGACGAAGGCCAGGCTGCGCACAGGCCACAGCAGCATCAACACCGAGTACCGCAAACTGAAGAAGGCGCAGTTGCGGCAGGAACACGAAGCGCGCCGGGCTGAGGCGCCGCCTGCGGGCCACGACCAGGCCCGCCTGGTCTGCTGCGATATAGCAGATGCGCCGGGCCACGTTGAAGCGGCGTCCGTGGATTGGATCATTACTGACCCGCCGTATTCGAAGGAGTTCATCGGTCTCTACAATCACCTGGCGGTACTGGCGGACCATGCGCTGAAGCCCGGGGGTTCGCTCGTGGTGATGGCCGGGCAGTCGTACCTGCCGGAGATCATCGGCTGCCTGGCGAAGAAGCTGCGCTACCACTGGACGCTGGCCTACCTGACGCCAGGCGGGCAGGCGGCCCAGATGTGGCAGCGTCGCGTGAATACGTTCTGGAAGCCGCTGCTGTGGTTCGTAAAGGACGGCTACGCCGGCGACTGGGTGGGGGACGTGTGCCGCAGTGCCCCGAATGACAACGCTAAGCGCTTCCACGAATGGGGCCAGTCGGAAAGCGGGATGGCCGACGTCCTGGAACGGTTCACGCTGCCCGGGCAGACGGTGCTCGATCCATTCGCGGGCGGCGGAACCACGGGGGTGGTGGCAGTGCGTATGGGCCGGCGGTTCATCGGCATGGATACCGAGGCTGAATGTGTTGAAAAGGCGCAGCAGCGCATCGCCCGGGCAATGAGGAGTGTCTGATGCCTGAAGTTCGCAGGGAACGTACGCACTGGCGAGACGAGGCACTCAGCCTTCGACACCGTGAGTGGGGCTTCGACTGCCCAGCGGTGGATGTCGACTTCCTTGCAATCGAGTACGACCAGCACGTAGCGAAGATGCTGGTGGAGTATAAGCACGAAGCAGCTCGCAGGATTCCTCGATACCACCCAAGCATTCGA